TGGTTGCTGACTGGATGGTCAACTCTGTTGCATCATTGAATGTAATTTTCATAATAAAAACTCTCCTTTCTGTGTAAAATAAGGATTTGACTGAGAAATTGGGGTTTCAAATGTTGCTTAATACCGATGAGCAACAGATCTATACGATGTATGGCGGTCGGGTTAAGGTAGTATCTGGCACGGTGATAGTTGACATTGCCATGAACACTGGGTATACAGTACTATTTTCTCTCGAACAGCTAAAAAGCTTGTTCGGAGACGATTATGTTGAACCACGGCTTAGTATAAAAACGTACAATGGAGACGATGTGGCACAAGAAGTGCATTTTTATGCCCCGGAAATCTGGAGGGGTGGAATATTCCAGTATTTCTATCCGACCAATCGAGAGGGGAAAATGCGTGTTAATTACAGGCTGGAATACGTTTACGGGGATAATAGCTGACTCTGATTTGTAGGGAAGTTATCCAAAATATATGATGGTGTAGTTAATTCTAACTTTCGCCGTGCCACTGAAAAGTTCAGCATATGTGGCGTACCATGTTCCGTTTAGATAGGCAGTACCGTCCATATGCCCTCCGCTTGTACGTGCAGCGGCATCACCTTCCGTAAATATGACTACTGTGTTCAAATTTGTAGCATCTGAGACGCCAAACATTTTGTTAATTTCCGCATTCGTAAATACATCCGCTGAGTTATTTCCGCCTGCGACAGTTTTGATTATAGTTCCCGCTTTAATTTGGGGTATATTTGCAATTTTATTGGACAAATCCTTATTTGTCTGAGCGATCTCCAGCATCTTCGTTACTTCCGTAATATTAATTCCGTCAAAATGAACTTCAAATGCCGGACAATCGTCCACAAAATCACCTTCCTGTAAATTTCCTTTTGTATATTCCGGAACTGTCGGATTAGACTCTGCCGGCGTGCCCATAATCACGATCCATTCATTCTTTTCTGTATTATCCTCTTCATTTCTTGTGTACCGGTTAACAACCAGATCTATCCTCTTCATCCCCTGTGAACCATTTGTAAGTTCCACTTCATCATAAGTCCCGATTTTTACAGAAGACACATTTCCATGATGACACATCATTCCGCTTCGGATTTTTAATGAATTGTTGGACACCAACTCTGGCTCCAAGTTTTCGCCAGATGGCAATATACAACTCCCATCACCAACGATTCCTTCCATGATCTGCCGAAACTGTTGGCTTGTAACATGGGGTCTCCCGACTCTTCCACTAACTATCTCCATTATCATTCTCTCCTTCCAATTCGTATTCTTTGGATTCAATCCTATTAGTAATACTGTAGATGATATTTTCTATTGGTTTGCTCGAATACATCCCAGTAAGATAATCCCGCCCTCCTACAACATCACCTATATCTACATCGATTCCAAGTTTTGCTATATCCATGCCAAACGTTTTTTTACTGCACAAATCCTGTAATTTCTTTGCACTCTGACTTTCCAGTTCATCTGTTTCTGTCGATGTATTTTCATACACTTGTGCAATTTCATCTAAGCCTGTATAATACTGTGTTTTCTTAAAAGAGCCATCCGGCCAGACGTAGAGGTGAAATACATTTCGGTCCTGCAGTTCACCTTTCCCAGTCACGATCAAGTGATTTACTCCATTTCTTTTATCTTCCATCGTGTAATTAAGTCCACAATCCTTAGACAGCTCAATCTCATCAGAATGGTCTACAACCGGTACTGCTTCAATCAAAACGTATCCCGGGATTCCTTTCTCGCGCTTATGCCGAATACTCAATCTATATCCTACAGATTTCAGCATCTTTGTAATTCCTTCCAGTAATGTACAATAACGGTCGAACTGATAATTACTCACTGCAGCACCCGTATCTGTGCCAGACACAACATACAATCCGCCAAATTCCGGTTCTATCAGTTTCTTAAGAATTGCATTTAACTCCCCGGACACCACCCTGTAATCACTTCCGGCCGGCGGCTCTATTACTTTCATTGCCATGCGTCCACGCCATGTATAGCCTTTCAGCTCTACATAATCCAGAGTTGTATCGGTCAACACATCTTCGATAATTCCGCCAAATTCCGTATCTGGCACATACACCAGATTTCCGAATATCATTTCTTCTGTCCAGTTACATCTGGCAATCTTGATGGAAAATTCCCTATCTTTGTTAGCATCAAAGGTGCAATTCGCATCTAACAGTGGATTCGTTCCTATTTCTCTGCTCCTTGTCGCCAGAATTACCATGCTGCCTCCTTCCGCTTCAGAAACACATATAAATCTATTCCGAAGTCTCCGCTCCAATTTACTGATATCAATCCGGATGGGATTTTCTCAAATACAGAATAATCATATCCACGGACATCAAACAAATTCGCCGTTGTTCCATTGGAAAGATATTTCATGATCGTCTGCTCCGAGCTGTTTATAATCAAATATTCATTCTTCTCTAACGTAGTAAGGACTTCATATGGATAACCATTCATTAATACCTTAGGATTTACGCATGGCCCATATATGACCATTTCAAAATCGGACGGAATAATATGATCAACTTCAAATTCTGCGGTCCCTCTTTTCCCATTCATAAAATCAAATGGGAAATCACAAGAAAAATCCAATCCGCTATCTGCAGCTATTTCTTTTTGCGGGAAAAATCTTTTTTCCAAGACTGTGATCCAAGACAATTCCGGAGCAAGGAATGTAAGCTCTACCTCCGTATACACATATCCTTTCCATCCCGTTTTCTTGGTCTTATAAATCTGACACGGCAAGAACGTATCATTCACATATAAACGCCCGTAATTCCCTGTTTCAGCATCCACAGAGATGATTCTATACAGCGTTTCCATGTTCTTCGTGAACTCTTCTCTCTTTCCAAATACGTCCAAGGTAATTACCTTTTCATAACCATCCTCTGTCTCTTCCCATGTACTGTCAAACCAGTCCGCATCTATTGTGCGAAAAGGTGTCCTGGTCAACCAGAGCACCTCTCCCTTGCTGTTCTTATAATATGCCTTTATCATAATGCCGGCACCGCTCCTTTCGGTAATGGCTCATCAATTCTCTTTGTTCCCAGATAGATTGGACGCTTCGCCATTTTTTCTGCAGCTCTCATCTGGATTTTTTCTAACCGGTCATAATCGATATCTTTTCCTCCATCGAATCCCGGATAATTCTTTACTCTTCCAACTGTCTTGTCTGCAGTTCTCGCCGATAATGCAAGATCTACGGATTTCTGTAATCCAGATACTGCTCTCTGTACTCCTACATTCATGGACTTGATCGGAATGTTCTTTTCGAATCCGATTCCCATACCAAGAGCCATCATCTTACCTACCTGGTCGCGGAATACTCTGGATGGCGAATGGATTCCAAGAGCACTCTTTGCCGCATCTAATGCTTTGCTTGCTGCACTCTTCGCCGCTTCTACGATTGCACTGGCTGCACCGGTTAATCCACTGGCAATGCCCTTTATAATATTCATTCCAACACTGCCCCAGTTCACACTGGTAAATGCATTCTTAATCTGGCTTACCATGCTTGGAATCTTTCCGATCAATGCCGGTATTCCCTGCACTAGTCCAACAGCGAGTTTACTTATGATCTGTACTCCTGCGGTCAGAATCTTTGGAAGATTCGTTATGATAGTCGATGCAAGCTTTCCAATAATCACTGGTGCCTTCGCTGCCACCAATGGGATTGAATTTGCAATTCCACTTGCGAGGCCTTTCATTAAGTTAAGTCCTGAAGTAATTAATTGTGGAAGATTGCTTATCAATGATGTGACCAATGTCAGTATCATCTGTACTGCACATGGTATCAATTGAGGTAATTGTGCTGCCAGACTGCTCGCCAATGTGGATATAATGCTTACTCCGGCAGTAATCAATGCCGGCAGATTCACCGTAATTGCATTTAGGATTCCCATGATCAGCGTTGCGCCCTGAGCAACCAATCCTGGTAATGCTGCAATAATGCCATTAGCAAAGTTCGTGATTACTTCCGGTCCTTTGGTCTGTGCGAGTAATAGCAACTGATCAATCTGTGTACCAAACTGACTGTAGATCAATCCCATACCGGCAACGATGATTGCTGCTCCTGCGCCGATGTTAATCAGCTTAAAGAATGTCGGTGCAAATGTAGCTGCTTTAGCCAGGATTGGTTTGAAAGCATTTCCGATAATACTGCCGTATCCAGAAATTTTCGTTCCGACATTTCCAAGTCCCTGCATCACTGCAGAACCGATGTCCTTAAACGGCGCTGTAAATTTTCCAATCGCTCCGGATATAGGTGACGCCAATTTTGATAATTGATTTTTAATGCCTGCTCCATAATATCCTACCCGGTACGATACCTTCCCAAAAGCGCTACTTATTCTATCTCCCACGCCTTCAAAAGGAATTGCTAATGCATTGCCAAGGGCCTTGAACATTCCTCCAGCATTGTTTAATGACGAAGATACACTCTTCACCGTTCCAGGTATTTTCCCTATCTTTCCGACAGTCCCATCAATAATTCCATTGAATCCGCCAACTGCAGTTTTTACAGTGCCAACAGCCTTTCCAAGCCCTAACAGTCCTGGAGCTATTCCAGTCAGAACAAGCGCTGTCTTTCCAAAGTCTTTCAGTTCTGCAGATGACATCCCTTTTGTCTTTTCTGCCAATCCAGAGATCGCATCTGTAAATCCCTGAATCATCGGAATCTTCTGGCCGATCTCATCCACAAATCCGACAAAACCGCCTGAATTATATGCATCATTCAAATCAGAGATTACAGACACTGCAACTGCCGCAACTTCTTTCAATGGCTTTTCCAAAGATTCGTAGATGGATATTCCAAGTCCTTCCAATCCAGATTTTAAGATTGTAAGCTGACCTGCAAGGTTATCCTGCATGGTCGCCGCCATTTCAGCCGCCGCGCCATCTGCATTATCAATTGCAGATGATAACTTATCGAAATCGCTCTCAGAGGCATTAACAATAGCTAACAATCCGGACATGGCTTCCTGACCGCCAATAGCTGCAGCTGCTGCCGACTGTTCGTCTTCTGGAAGTTCTTGTAAAGAATCACGCATATTCTCCATCACTTCCATCAGTGACTTCATGGATCCATCGGAATTTTTCAGTGAAATTCCATACTGATCCATTGCCTCAGCAGCTTCTTTCGGAGGCTTTGCCAGTCTCGTCAGGATACTTCTGAGTGTCGTTCCAGCTTGCCCGCCTTTAATTCCTGAATTAGCCATCAATCCAATCGCCATAGAAAGATCTTCGATGTTGTATCCCAATGCTCCAGCCAAAGGCGCTGCGTATTTGAATGTCTCACCAATCATAGAGACATTTGTATTAGCATTGGAAGATGCCGCTGCCAATACATCAGCAAAATGTCCAGAGTCAGACGCTTGCAATCCCATCGCAGTCAACGCATCCGTTACAATATCAGATGTCGTTGCCAGATCTTCTCCGGATGCTGCTGCCAGATTCATGATACCCTCAATACCATTGAGCATATCACTGGTCTTCCAGCCAGCCATTGCCATGTATTCCATAGCCTGTGCTGATTCTGTAGCAGAGAACTTTGTCTTGGCTCCCATTTCCTTGGCTTTATCCGTTAATTTCTGGAAATCTTCTCCAGTGGCTCCTGATATTGCAGAGACTTTAGACATCTCTGCCTCAAATGCAGCTCCAACTTTTACCGCTGCCGCAATACCAGTTCCTGCAGCTGCTCCCAGTGCGGTAACTGCACGTGTCGCAACCTTTAAGCCGGATTTTCCAAGCTTTCCAAGCTTGCTTATACCGTCATTAAATCCTTTTTCATTTATCTTGGTATCAAAATTTAAATAGCCGTCTGCCAATACTATCATCCTTTCTGATAGCACGGCTCAACGGCTCACATGTGCTTTATATCTTTATTTTTATTTCTCTCTTACACTCCCGACAGTTAATATACACACCATCACATTTGGCGGTATCATCATATATCAATAATTTCTTGCCGCAATAAGGACACCGGAACCATTTTCTTTCTGTCGGGATTTTAATTACATGTTTCATCACGCAAACATATCTCCAATCTCATAATCTGTCATTATTCTCCGATTCTTCTTTTTCAGCGCAACTATCTCCTGTATCTTTTTAATTCTTTTGCGCTCGTCCTTATCTTTAATTGTCCGGAGATCTATGCTCCGGTACATAATTCTCTGCTTGATCTCCGTCTTTTCCGGAAGACCTGCAAATAATGTCTGAAACTCCCACCAGTGCATATAAGGAATCGTCTGCAGATTAATTCCATACACCTCTCGAAATGCACTGTAAATACACTCTGCATCTTGTTCAAAAGAATACAATTGCTTCGGTGCAGATCTGGTAATACTCTCATCTTCTTCTGCGTTTTCTGTTTTCATTGCGAGAAAATCACCCAATGCATAAACTGCTGTTTCCAGATCATCCGGGACCCCATCTATGTACCACTGCAACAACAGTCGGCACTTTATCTGCCAGGGGATATCCTCGTCTTCCACCAGTTTAGCAAATCGTATCCATTCACGAAAATCTGTTTCAATTCGGTAAGCTTCACCATTCACGCAAACTGTATCCGGAAATTTATCGAACAAAATATTCATAGCATACTACCTGTTGCCATTACGGTAATAAGTAACATTTCCCTTATTCTGCTTCTTTCCATGCTGCTTATTATAATTACGTCTCTGCTGTCTGTTACCATGCTGCTGTATGGTATATTCACTGTATCGTCCATTCAGCTTTGTCGCTTCGTCATTTTCGAATTTCAGCAACTCATCCGCAGCATCAAGACATGCATTCAAGCTGATTTTCCCCTGAAACATTTCTTCATGTGCACCTTCTCCGATAACTCTGTCAAAAAAATTAAAGTAACACTGGCATTGTGCACGAATAATATCTGCAGTCTTTCCAGTTTTGGGTACACGTGCAGCTTCTTCTTTCATTGCTTGTTTCGCATCTTCAAGATTTTCCAAAAATAGTACATCTGTAAAATCAATCTCTGCTTCAAGATTTCCAAATTTAAAAAGGCTCATCGGCTCACTCTCCTATCTTTACTCTGCTGTAAATGTACATGTCTGCCACTTATCTGTCGTTGTCGCAGTACCCTTTACAATTTCTCCTGCTGCTTTCAAACTGCCCTTGTAGATCAGTGCATCCGTTCCATCACCTTCTGAATCGGGAATAACACTCCAATCACGCTTTCTAGCTGTACATGTATTGGCATCTTCTGCCGTAGCGTCAAAAAGATCCACAACCACAACAGTTACCTGTGCATCTGATCCCAGAATCTCATCATCTGTAATCTCTGCCAGCTTTGCATGCACCGCATCATTTGTATAACGGTCAAACTCATAATCCATAGATGGAGCATATCCAACTACGTCTGATCGTTCTGATGCTTCATCCACATACTGCCTGCTGTACTCTGTAGAGTTCTTTGAATCAGACATTGATGTGAACCCTGTCATCCTGGTAAATGTCTTACCATCACCGGCGACATCCATAAACGCTACCCGCTTATGCCTGCCTACTAATTTCTTTTTATTTGTATCTCCTGTCATGTTCTACCTCCTATTTGTAAATCAATCTGCAGATCATCTGATATCGCCCCAGGTCTACATCCGGTGCAAACAAATAGCCGGACTGCAGCACTTCCACCTTTATGGCATCGTGCCCGTCCAGCTCTGGGAGAATATCATTCATATTATTTTTCTCAACCCATTCCTCAAAAGCCTGATAAAAACCACTGTTGGCAATCCCGGTTCTTGCATCGCCGTCATATGCTTCCTTGCTTGTGAATGCAAATTGAAACTGTTTCAGACCTCCGCCATCCACATACTTCTTGTAATTCGGATCCGCACCAATCGGATCAATGGAATACTCCATCCCATTTCCAAGATAATTAATGTTAATCTTCCGATCGTCAATATCCGGATTCAACAGCACATAGTCACGAATGCTCTGAATAATCGGTTTTTTACTGTCCTGCAAGTTTCTCAGCTCCTTCTTTAATCTTTTCCTTATGGCTCGCCTTCATCGTTTCGAACCATCTTGCTTTTGTTTTATGTTCATAATACTGCCGACGGGCATAAGGTGTCAGATACTCAATGGAACCGGATCCGATCACTGTGCCAAGCGTTGCCGATTTGATCATCATACCGGTGCGTCTCGGTGTAAGTGGATTCATATATCGCAGGCACTCTGAATCAACAAATTGTTGCGCTTTGGAAAAGCTTTCTGCCTTCCGTGTGGCAAATCCCGGTGCCCACTCAATCTTTGCGGTCACGCTACCGTTTTCATCTCTTGATGTGAATACGCTGCCTCTTGGTGTCGTGATTCGAAATTCTTTTTTCTGTGCCATTTACTCACCTTCAATCTTCCAATGTGGCAATCCGCCAAAGCGATTATCTGACCAGGACAACACTTTGCAGTGCCTCAATCGTACATCTTTCAGATCAGCCGGCTTCTCAATTTCCTGATTATACTCGCCGAGTACAATCTGATCATCTGTCTGAATGGTCCAGTGTTCTTCCGGATCTTCCAGCTTCGCATATTCTTCCGGCGGAAGATACTGATCCGCATTCTCTACATCGGTAGGAATACGGATCTTATATACTTCTGCGCTGTTTAGTCCGGAATCGCCGACGGATGCTTTGTGGTTAACATATATATGTACATTTTCAATAACGGTTCCATGCC